CACCATCTTGCAGTTCTTCGTCTGGACGTTCATCCAAAAACTCTGCCATTATTAAACTCCGTACTTTACAGTATTGTGGATTGATTATTATCGTAAGATTACGATTACTTTAAAGCAGCTTTCTCATGTCTTTCAGCCCACTGGTCAGATTTTAAATATCCACCAATAAGGACAGGAGAAATTATCCGCTCACTCGGTTTACCACATTCTGAGCATTCGACTTCGCGGATTTCCGCATCGATATACCTTTCAGTTATGTGATTATTGGTACACTTAAACTCAAATATCCTGCGAGGCATCGCTAGCAATCTCCTCATAGGCGTTACGAATAAGTGTTTCCCAATTCATTACAAGGTCAATAACCTTAAGTTGACCCTGTTTAAATCTTAGATCATCTACATCTTCTATAGTACGTACATCATACTGTTCAAGATTATTAGATACATCTTTTATAAATTGTTTCCAACCATCAGTTGTGAACAAATCAAAGTAAATTTCGTAGTATTTTTCTACTTCAGGTGTCATTGACATTATCCTGTATTTATGTTATATAGTTATTATAGCACAAATTGTGCCAAAAGTCAAGTTGTTTTTTTAGGCCGTCCTACAATTTTAGGCTTGTCAAGTTGTTTTTCTAATTCATCAATTCTACGTTCAATACGTTCAAAGATTGCGTTCATTTGTGTTAGAACATCTTCAAGTTCTTTACGTGTAATCATATTAATTTGCTGCCATTCGTTCTTGTGATTCCATTTGTTGCTTTTTTAAACGCAACTCCATTAATTTAAGTGCATCAGATTTTCCATCTAACAAGTCTGTAGCTTTAGCCACTGCAGATAGTTCTTCAATCGCCAACTCTTCAGGAATTGCTTCAGTTTCCATACGGTATTTTTGTGTACGTGCTTGCGATTCTGCTGCTTGACCTTGTAATGCTGCAGTTTGTGCAGCTTGGAATGCCATATCTGATTCAAATTTAGCCATTTGCATTTGCTGCATTTCAGGATTAGGTTGATTAGCTTCACGAATTTTCTGAATAATCTGTTCACGATTAGAAAGATTCATATTATCTACAATAGATTCAATTAACAGTGGGTACATTGGAGATTCAGGAGACATTGTTTGAAGTAATTGTACTAATTGTGTTACTTCGTACTCACGTGCAATGATCCCAAGGGTAGATGCTGCTACAAATTTAAAGTCACGAGCAGGATATAGCTCAGGACTAAACTGCATATAGCGATGAGCAGCCTTAGGAACGAATGGTACAAGGAAATTCTCATGGAAATTAATCAATGTACGCTTATGACGCTTGATAATTGCACCAAGAGACATACTAATACCGGCCGCAGTAGCTTCACTACCTGCAAATGACGGCATTCCTGCTGTATCAATAGCACCTGTAGCCATCTGTACCATCTGCATAAGGTCTTTGCCTTGCTCAAACGTTACAGTATCGGTAGCACCAAACTTAAATGGCTGTAGAATCTCTGCAGGATTACCGTTAGTAAGTAATGTCTTACCCGGACGGATCTCCATCTTAGCACCACGAGGTAGTCGAGAAGCGTCTACAGCAAGCATAGGATGAACTGTAAGCGCCAAACTGTCGATACGCGCACGTAGCTCTGTGTCTAGTGCTTTCTGGCTGTTGTAGCCTTTCTCACAGACTCCACGACCCCAGAAACGAGAAGGTACAATATCCCATTGGAATGAAACAACAGGACGATCTTGCATCATGTAAGGGTTAGCTTCTAGTTTAAGAAGTGTATCACCATTAGCAATAACAGCAATAACTTCTACATAGCTGCTATCACCATCAATTTCTACATCAACTTCACTATCACTGTCTAGTAACCAACGTGGTACTTTACCGTAGTACTTAGTTAAACGTACTTTGTCATCGTTGTAAGTTGTTAGGTCTTGATCAGGCTCAAGTGCCTCATCAGGTGCAGCAGTTTGTACTTCTACATCAAAGTAAATACCTGCATCAATACCTGCTTGTACTTGGTGTAATGGTACAAACTCATCTACAGCAACGCCTAGTGCTTCTTCAATAGAAACAGCAACAGGATCAATCAAGAAGTTCTGAGGTAGAATAGGACGAATCTTAACTAACATACGGTCTTGTTCAGTAACACCAACCGCAGTCATTGCCCCTTCCATGATAGGCTGAGTAGCAGGACGTATTTCTTTTACTTCGTCAAGAACAATCTCACCAATACCAGTACCATATACAGCAGCGTTAAGTACACACTCAGCAATATTCTTACGAGCTTTAACAAAGCCCATGTCTTCTTCTAACTGAGCACGTAACATCATTACGTCTTGCGGTTGTTCATCTTGCAAGTCATCTTTAATGTCAAACCACTTGCCGCGACCGAACGTAGCTTCTTCTACTTCGGCAACGCTAGACTCAACTGCTTGCTGCAAAGCAGGAGATATTAATCGGCTACGTTCACTGTCACGTAAGCGGTCATTCGGGTTCCAAATACCACGCCATAAGCGGTAGTATTCTTCATGATCTTCAGCGTAGGTAGAATCATAGTGATCACGCCAAGCGTCACACTTCTCCATGATCCAATCTTCTACACGTACTTCACCAAAGCTGTATTCTTCCATATTAGTATCCTGCTACGGGGTCAAGGAATTCAAAGTTATCTTCTTCGTACTCATAATTGTAACATACTTTAGCTAGTTGATCTATGTATGCCAACGAGTCAACAAGGTCATCGTGTACCATGTTGTTAGGGAATTGGAATAATTGATCTAAAAATTCAATATTCCATTCACCTTCATTTAAACAGATCTGACCATGTTCAAAGCGTCCTTGTAACGCCCATACAATACGATCTACTTTCTTTTTATTACCGTGTGTTAATTCTTCTACACGAAAAAAGTTATTGTTTGCTTTCATGTAATCAGTTAAGTATGGTAATACTGCATTGCGTAATGCACCTTTTTCTATACCAACTGCTACAGGTTCATACCAAGCTACAGTTTCAAAGATAATCTCTGCTGTCTTCTTGATATCCCATCGTCCATGAATAATCTCTGCTACGTACCAACCGCTTTCACTAACTTTAACAACGCTGATAGAAGTTTCGTCAAGACGTTTTTGGCTTTTAGTAGTAGCGTTTTGAATGTCTGCGAAACCTGCAAGGTCAACTGCGACATAGTAGTCTCCTTCTTCTGGTTCTTCTTCATCTATAATAATCCAATCTTCTTTAAATATTTCTGATCCTGCTGCTTCAAATGAGGCCATGAATTCTTGTCTAAACGCATAGCTAGACATAGACTTCTTAGCTGTATCAATCTCTTCAGGATCTAGTAGAGGATTATCGTAAGATGTAAAGTGCCACGATTTATAACTATCATCTTTACCCATAGCACCGTATTGATAAAGATCATAGAAATGATTACGACCCATAGGCGTACCAATAAACATGGCAGTACCTTTCTGGTCAGCAAGTGCAGGACGTAGGATCTGTTCCCACACTGACGGTTTCATGTCAGCGTATTCGTCCATAACAAGGAACTTAAGACTTACACCACGCATGGTCTCAGGTCTGTCAGCACCCTTAAGTGATATGGTAGCACCGTTAACAAGTGTTATCTGTAAGTTATTAATGTGAGCACTCTTGATGACTTCGTGTCCAAGCTCCATGAGCGTTGACCACATAATGTCACGTGCCTGTCCTTGTGTAGGCGCTACGTAGAATACGTGACCACGATCAGTCTGTAGCGCATTAATAATTAACATCCATGCTGCAAGTCGTGACTTACCTGTACGGCGACCTGCTGCTACAATTTTAAATCGTGTGTCGTCAGCAAATACGTCTTGCTGCCACGGTAGTAACTCTACGTTAAGATCTGTCAAAATTCTGACTCTAATCCTGTAGAATTTAAGTCAGCGTACATTTCATTATAATCACGTAGAATTTTTACAGGGTAGTTCATTGCTTCTTCTACCTTCTGTTTATTCCAATCGTTTTCAGCCATGTACTTTTCTGTAAAGCCTTCTTGAGTTTTAAAACGATTAACATTACCCGGCCCCCAGTTGTAAGCCATTAAGACTTCTGTAGGATCCCAATCAGGATAATATTCTTGTATTCCTGTTAAGTATTGTTTAGCACGTTTACGTGACTCTACTGGATCATAAGGATCAAATGGCCCTGAGTCTACACCAAAACCAATCTCAGCACCTTTCTCATAAAATTCAGGCATCCATTGATACATACCTGCTGCACCAGAGTTTTCGTTGTAAGCAGTAGGATCCATGTCAGATTCTGTCATTGCTAACGCATCTAACATTTCATCTGTAATCCATGAGGTATCAGCCTTCGGCATCTTCGTAGTCTCCTTCAATGATGTCGCCATCGCTAGGGGTAACATCAACACTGCCGCCAATGCCACTGATGTTAATTTGAATTGCATTACGTCCATTACTTTGCATCACGTCTTTTTCAAACATTCCAACAGGAATAACACGATCAACAATTAACTTCCAAGCTGCTGCTTGATGTTTATGATCATCATCTAGTGCAGCGTTGAAGATTGCTTCAAGTACTTTCTCGGACTTTGGTGAAGTCAACATCCGAGCTTTGTACTCATTCATGATTGCTGCATCACCTTT